AATGAACCTCGGTTCCCACTACCAGTACCTTACGGATACTAGTCGTGTTACTTAGTCTTGGGACACAGAACCATCTTTTAACGGAGTGATACCGGTCCACCTTAATATGATTGGGATATACAACTAGTTGATAATCTAGTAATATCACAACTTTTCTGAAATACACAACTAATAATGAATCTTAGTAGTAGTCCAGCATATTAAGGTGTTCAAGTAACCTTTTCGAAAACAAATTAGATACCCTGCTTATAAGCACATATGTACGATCTTTTAAGATACTGTTACAGTCTGCACCAATGAGTACTCTGAAGTCAAGTGTTCATTCACCTTTCTCCGTTGTATCAAGAACATAAGCATCGTTCATAGCTTTCAAGTAAGCCTCTTCTACGAAGTGACCTACAATGTAAGCATATGGACAGCTATAAATTAATTCAGTGATGTCTTTTTGGGCTACAATTGTAGCTTGATCAGGGATTAGAGAATAACTTAATCCAGGATGAGACCTATTTGAAGTAATTATAGCGGTAGTTGATGAAAGGGCCAATAAGGCAGAAAATAACCTGTCTTGGTGATCTCCCACAAACTTCGCACTGCTATCTGCAAATAACGTTACGGTAACCATATTTAATATGCTTTTACCTATATTAAAATGATTACAGCCCAATAACGGTTTACCTAACTTTTCTAAATATGAATTAACATATGAAGTATAGTCAAGCATTCCATTAAGGACCTTGTAAGTTAAATGCGCCTATATTATCCTTCTTTTAACTCGATTTTGATCTCTCGATCTAATCTTGTTAGCAGTTAAATAATATGAGCAAGCAGCTGTTTGGATATCATCAGAGATTCTTACGCCTCTGCCGGAAAGGGTATACATGAACTCAATAAGAGCAACATAATTCTTAGAGTGTTCTTGTAACGCCTTAGCGGATATAGCTGAAATCTCACCTTCTGGTATAAAAAGTCTCTTTGCAAATTCTAAGATATCTTTGGATATTAAAGTCTTTGGTTCAGATATTTCTACACCTAAAGAATTGATTACGGCTCTATATGATTTTGCCAAACTCTCGTCGAGGATAATGATGTCATCACCTAGAAGTCTATAATTTTCTAAAATCCGTTTGTAAGGTATTCCTACTTTACTCCCGGCTTTATAAACGACAAAGTGATGCGCCAAGGTTGTCAACCCTCAAGATGTATAAAATCCCATTGGATTACCTACAGAGTAGGAATACTTTGAGTTATTATAATCGAAAGAATAACCAACCATGACATTTTCCCATGCTTCTGCATAAGCGTTGTCAACTAATTCAGATAGGAGAACCTTTACAAGTGTAATGGGGAACCTATCAGTAAAAGCTGTCAAATCAAAGCAAAAGCAAACTTTTCCTAGAAGAGAAGAACCTATTCCCTGTGACTGATTAAATGTTTGGTCACTAGAGATAGTGCGTAGCAACCTATAGGTCATATCGTGAAGCGGACGTAAAACTGTCTGCGACCAATAATCACCAATAGCTACTACTCTCGTCTTCCCTTCCGAATCGGCAAACGTTGATAGCTTTCTGTAAGGTTTATTACGTCTTACATCTGCTTGCATCAACGAAGCTAATTCTAGGTTAAAGTCGACCATGCGATCAAAATTTGTTGCAAAAGCTTTTCCTCCTAACAAGCGAAGTCTAGACTGAATGTGAACAGGTATGTTAAACATATCACTGAAACATCCAGCTAAAGCTTGCTGACCAGTTGGTCCAGCTTTTGTTGAAAGATGATAAGCCTTCCATTCCGGTCTTTTTGAAAATTTACCATCCATCAGAATACCTCTTGACCTCGGTGAGAGATCTCGAAGAAACTTTTGAATGATAAAACGAAAAGACCTAGGATCAAGATTAGAAGTTGAGGGACTAGTAATAGTATCTAACTTCGGATCAATGGGTAGGCGTAGGGAGCGAGGAAAAGATAACATCGTTATCACTAATTGAATGTTGGACCTAAATAATTCTGGTTCTAGTTCTCTCGGTGAATAATCTTGTATTCTTCTCCAAACTTCTGTCAAAAAATATGGTAATCCTAACTGAGTTGATTGAATTCCTTGAACTTTATCTCTGTCGATGATTTGACTTTGATATTGTCCTAGAAATCTAATAAATGAGGTTCTGATTAACTTATTATGAGACACCGCATACTTGATTCCTCTACTTTTCGATGTATCATTCATGTTACAGATATATCTTAAAATAGGCTTCTCAAGTTCGCGGCTACATTCCGTTTGACTAAGCACTCAAGTTAACAAGAGAGTTGCTTGTCTGTTAAAGAGTAAGATCTCTCCTTCTTTTTTTAAAAAAGAGGTGGAGGTCCTCTTCCTTTTAGCACCAGCTAAATTTAATTTAGACTGATGAGAAAAGCAAAATTTGTTTTTATTTAATTTGTTTTTTGATTTAGTTTTCATTTTATTTGGTTGAACGGTTTTTATCATCGTTCCGCTGACTAATCAGTTAGAATCGAGGTAAAAGGTAAGTGTGCAAGCA